AGCATCGATACTGTGGTAAGCGTTAAGGTCTTGTGCAAATTCCGGTGTCCATTGTGCCTTTAATTTTCTAGTTTTAGCAACAATTGCTTCACTAGCTAATTTAACATCAATAGATGGAATAGAAATAGAAGTATCTACAGCTGTAGTTGAGTCAGCTTCGAAATCTCCTCTATCGTTATCAACTGGTTGTTTGTGGTATATTAAAGTTCCAGTTAAAGAACCATCAACAGAAGTTGAAGATTTAGCAATAACGAAAGTTACGTCAGTACCTGATACTGTAGTATATTTCGGTATAGTTACGTCTGCAGAAGCAGATAATAATCTAAATGCTCTTACACCTTTTAAGTCAGCGTTTAATCCTGATACTGATTTAGTAATTGTGTAGTAGTCAGCAGGATCTAAGTCAGCGTCATATTGTAATGATGCAGAACTTGCAGCTCCAGCTGTTTCAGATACAGCAACAGATGCACTATTGATAGTGTATCCAAACTGTCCTGCTCCATATAGACCTCCTGATGGGTCAGTATCTGCAGCCATTTTAGTACCAGCTTCAGTTACGTTTCCATAAAGATTGTCTCCAGCAGCTCTTCCATTTCTAGAGTCTCCATATTTGAAGTCTAAATAAAATACAAGACCTGAAGGTAAATTCATTGGTTGTACAGATACGAAATCTTGTGCAACGATTTGAGCGAATACTTTTCTTACTAAAGGTAAGACAACTCCAGCCCATTGTTCACCAGCGCCTGCAGAGAAAGATCCTCCACCTACGTTAGTATTGTTTGCTTCAGCGACTACTTGTTTTGCTTGGTTTTCAAGGATAACAGCCATGTTGTTTTTGACTTTCTCATCGTTGATACCTTCTAACAAACCAGAAGCACTCCACTTTTCAGCAAGTTTTACAGAGTCAGCTTGCATACTTTTGTAGTTGTTGCTGCTCTCTAATAATTGGTTTAATTCCATGATAAATAATAGTTATTAGTGTTAATTTAATTGATAATACCGGCTAATTTTTGCATTCTTCTTACAGTGTCAGATACTTCAGAAATTACTTCTGGTTTAGCAGCTGTTGTTCCACCGGCTTTAGAAGCCATGCCTAATTTAGCTTTTGATTCCTTGATAGTCTTAGTAGATTCTTTTTTACCTACTACACTGTCAGAAACAGTTTCGAAAACTAGTTTCACTTCTTTAACACTCTCTGCTTTATCAAAAGCAGCGATAATGTTAACTTTTTGACTTTCTGAAAGGTCGTTTGACTTAAAGATCTTGTTAACGTAAAGTAATTTAGAGTTCAAAAGATTAACCTCATTAAGGTCTTTCTTTAATGTTTCGATAGTTTCTAAAGCTTCTTGAAGTTCGTTTGATTCTTCAGTTACTTCTTCTTCCATCTTTTTGTCGTCTTTCTTACCTTCGTCTTTGTGGTCTTCTTTAGCCTCTTCAACGTTTTCGTCTTTGTCATCGTGTTTAGCTTCTTCTACTTCTTCTGAAGTTTCAGATTCTAATTCTCTAAGAAGTTCATCTAAATCGATTTCTTCTTCTTCTGCGCCATCTAATGCTGGATCTTCTAAGCTAGGTTCATCACCCATACCTTCGATATCTCCACCATCCATGTCGTCTACGGGAAGTTCTTCTTCTCCGTGTTCTGCTCCAGATTCTTGAGCGATAATATCTCTTACTATATCTTTGAACTGGTCAATAGATAATTTAGAAATATCTTCATCTCCGTCTGGCATGTCTTCAGCTGGTTCTTCAGCTGGCTCTTCAATAGGTGCTTCCTCTTCAGATTCTTCTGAATCATCGTCGGCATCTACTTCTTCTTCTTCAGCAAATTGTGCTGGTACTTCTTCTGTGATTTCAACTTCTTCTATAGCTTCATGCTTTTCGTCTTCTTTAGGAGCTTCTTCGATAGTTTCATCTTTCTTGTCATGTTTTGCTTCTTCTACTTCTTCAGATGTTTCCATTTCTTGAAGTTTAGCAGCTAACATGTCTTTTAGATGAGGTGTCAATGATTCTTCTAAAGCTTCCTTTGCATTTGCAATAGCAGCTTCTCTCACAGATTTAGCTTCAGCAATAGCTTGCTTGAATAAATCTTTGCTCATTATAAAAATGTTTGTGGTTTCGTACGATTATTGAAATCGTAATATGAAGTTAATAAATGTAATTGATACAGTATAGTGA